GCCGCCAAGCTCTCGCTCGGCACTGACCACGGCCCAGAGGAGCCACTGCTGCACCTTGTCAAGCTGCTGTTCGGGGGGCAGCTTGACAAAGCGGTATGGCTGCACCTCGTTACGGGTTTTTAGGGTATCGGTGCCAATTTTTGCAGTGGTGGTTGTATACGGTCCAACTTTCTTGGTCGTTGTGGTGGCACTGGCCGACAAGGCCGCCGCGGGTATGCCGAATGTGGGCATCCCACTTGTCACAGGTCCGGCAGCACCTCCGGGTCACGCGCAGACGCCACCAGGCCAGAATGGCGTTGGTGACGCAGTAGTAGATGCCTTTGAGCCACTCCCGTGCCGTCATCTGGACACCTCCAGACGATCAGCCAACCGGGTAAGCTTTTCAGCCTTGATGCAATCAACCTCAGAGCGGTTGTTGAAGATCACGCGCAACTGCTCCAGCATGATCTCCACGTCGGCTATTTCCTCGGAGATGTGGTTGGTGTTCCCCCGGCCACGGATGACCTTGGAGAGCTCCTTGGTCAACTCGGCCATCTCCTCCATGCAGACAACAAGCTGGTGGTCTTTACCATAGGCCTTGACGGCGGCGGTATAGATGTCCCTGGTTTTCATCAGAGGACCTCCTCGCGCAGCCACCAAAACGGAAAAGTGATGCCCAGGAGCAGGGCGTGCAGAAGATCCAGTACCTCAAACAGAATGAAGAAGATAATCAGCTTGGGAGCGAGACGGGCCGTGTAGCGCCGGTCTTTGGGCGTGATCTCACGCCAGTGGCGGGAGACAATGTGCCACAGGCTTTTCAAGTCCAGCAGGGTCTCGGCGGCGGCATCACAGAATACGTTGCTCGTCACCTCAAGGCGGGTCTCGCACAGCCTGCATGTGCTGGACCACTTTACTGGGCTGCGTTCCAGAGTAAGTTTGGCTTTCATATAAACACCTCTATTTTTTGTAAATTTCCTCAAACACGATGGGTTTCGGCAGGATGCCGCGACACACATATACGCTGCTAAAAGGTGGGTGCAGGGACGGGGTGGGCTCGTCGTAATCCTTGAAGTAGGCCACCCGGCGGTTGAAGTACATGATCTCAAAGTCGTGTGCGCGGAACATGTCAAAGCGCTTTTGGCTGTCGAACAGACCCACAACGCCCACCAGCATGGCAAACGGCACGCCAAGGGCGAAAAGCCGCTCCAGCACCTCTCCTTTCACGGAGTAAGGTGGGTTGCTGATTATGTAGTTGCAGCCGGGCGGCGGCTCGGTGGTAAAGAAGTCATATCCACCACCAAGGTGCGTCGCGGTCACTCGGTAGCCAAAGGCGCGAAAGATTTTTACGAAAAGGCTCTGTTCAGTGTCAAACGGACACCAGATAGAAATGGGCTGCTCCCGGTGCGGGGGGGGGGAGATGTCGGAGCAGAGGCGTGATGGCGTATGCCGGGGTGTAGAACTCGTCATTTTTGCTGTTGGCAATTCTGGCCACGTTGAAGCCTTTCACGGGGACACCTCCAGATCAGCGCCGCTTTTTACAGCGCATATAGTTTTCGGTGGGCTCCCAGTCGGACACCACCAAAACACCCTCTGGATCTGAGAAATCTCTATCACAGATAAAGTCACCCTCGCCAATATACTGGCAGTGGTCACACATACCAGGGTCACACATGCGGGGCTTTTCCAGGTGTACCGTGCGCTTGCGTTTACGTCTTTTCACGATCAGCCACCTCCAGCTTTTTCATATCTCGGTCAAAGGCTTTCCATTTTTGCCGGGTATTTGCCCATGTGCGGTTTTCCCACAGCCAGCGGACCGCGGCTATGTAATAGCGGATCTTCTTTTTCATGTGGTTGCCTCCTTGGGGACCATGTGGTCGGGCAGCATGCGCGGCTCAAATCGCCACTTTTTGGCGTCATATCCAAGTTTCTGATACAGCCGCGCCAGGGCCAGCATGGGTGTGTCCTCGCAGATACCGAACTGGAAGCACCCGGCCTGGCTGTTCCAGATACCGTACTTTTTACCGGGCACGCCGGTGTAATAAGTGTGGAGTTTCATGTCTTACTCATCCTCCTCGATTTGCCGTTTGAGCTCATCATACAAATCGGAAAATTTCTTGTCCCACTGCCGCAGTCTGGCAAAGAATAAAACCGCCAGCGCCAGCCATGTGAAAGACGCGGTGATCTGCAACAGGTCAGCCATTGTCAACACCTCCGTCCTTTCAAACTGGGTTTCTGACGACGTAAGAATGAACACCCGCCAAGTCGATAAATATTTCTTTGGCGACCCCTCTCTCACGCGTCTGGATATATAATTTGTCGCGGCAGTTACCGAGAACGCCGCAGCACACAACCATGCGGTATTTGTTCCGGCTTCCGTCTTTCATACGCAGCTCAGCCACCATTAACTCTCGCCGTCCTTTCAAAATTGCGGGTGCTGGAGAGTTTTAAGCTGTTTTCTCAAGCTCTCATTCTCCAGTCTCAAGCTCTCGTTATCCTGTTTCAAGGCCTCGTTTTTTGTTCTGAGCCTTTTTATGTTTTTGCCCAAGCCGTCGTAGCGCGTGCCGTGGTCGCAGTCCTCGCAATATCCGGCCATGTGGCAGTGATCCTTATAGGGGCAAAGTCTACTTTTCATTGGCCAGACACCTCGGTGGATATTTCACCGGCACAGGCTGCATAACCAGCCAGATCAACAAAGCTGTCTGCGCTGGAGCCGGTGGCGATGCGGGCCACTTTGAGCAACGCCATCATGGTGGCCACGTCTTTGGGCGTAATGTGGTTGATTGCCATAACCTTGGCCAGCTCTGGGTGTGCAGCTCTCAGATACACACCCCACAGGAGTCCGATGGTTGTAAAATTATTTTCCGGGCTGCCGTAGTCCTGCTCACGCTCACCGCATACGCAGACGCGGGCGGCCTCTAAAATCTCAGCTCTTTTCACAGGTATACCTCCTCTGGAAAACGTGATTTTGTTACAGCGATGGGGAACTCCTCAATCTCGCTGGCCCAGCGACATGTGCCTTTTCCATTGAGCCATTCCCAGATCAGAGGAAAGCCGCCAACGCCGTCAAATAGGCTTGCCATTGTGGGCTCTGCGGCGGCGCAGACACTCAGGCGGGTCAATACATACGCCCAGGGCGGGAGGGCAATGCTGTTGCCCAGTGCTTTATAGCGGGGGCTGTCAGCGTCACCCTTGTGCAGCTTGCCCTTGCTATCAGTCCAGTCGCCTATGTCGGTCCATTGGTCGGGAAAGCCTTGGAGCCGTTCACATTCCAACGGGGTAAGACGCCGGACTGTGCCAGCCGTTCTGACACAAGGCGTGCTATTGAGGCTCTGCCCGCCGCTTTCCTTTGCTTGTAGCGTGTGAAAGACATCCGGGCTCTCCACACCGTTGCGGCAATCGACGGCCAGCGCAAGCTCGCCGCAAACGACACACGCATCGTGTTTTTCCGCGGACAGACAGGGGGCTTTCTCATATTCAAAAGCGTCGCTCCGCGCTTTTGCTGAATTAAGCGCCTTAAAACCAGCAGCCACCACGAGGTCGGTACTGTCTTTGTAATCTCTACTTTTCAAGGAAGATGCAACCCCCCCCCGTTATGTAATCACCAAAGCCTTGCATGGTAAAAAGTATCTGGTCATTATTGGGGCAGAGGGTGCCGCTTTTTTCAACCTGTATCAAGGCTCCTTTACCTCCTCCGGGACATCCTGCCCGCATCCGCAGACAGGCTGATATTGTAGAATTAGGGGGACATTGCCCCCCCCCGTGCCCATCTTGCCGCTGAGTGTCTGCACAACGCCGTCCTCAGATAATTTCACGCGGCTATCTTGCGGGTGGTTCTCCACAGGCCAGGAACACGGCATGTCGATCTCCTGCGGTGAGGGTTGGGCTGGGGTCGCCATTTGTGCCAACGCCCAGGCCATTTCCGGCTCCGTCATTGTTTCGGGTTGCCCCCCCCCGTTACATCGGGTTGCTTTATCGTTGATGGGGACGCAGTAGCTTGCCTCTCCAGCGCCTCGCGCAACAGGGGAGGCAAAGGTTTGCCACGGCGCTCCGCTCGGCGGAGAATACCCAGGCACGCCTTTGCGCTCAAAGAGTATTTCGGGTGCGGTAAGGCCTCCAAAATCGCAGACAAGAGCGATGCGCTTTCTACGCTGGGGCACTCCCCAAAACTGAGCGTCGAATACACGCCACGCAAGGCTCCATTTTCCTCCCAAATCGGTGAGGCATCCGATTGTTGGCCATCCATATTTAGGGACAAAAACAGGGGGGGCTTGCGGGCAGATGACTTTGATTGTTTCGTGGAGGACCGCCCCGAAGTCCTCACCTTTGTTGGAGCTGAAAGCTCCGGGGACATTTTCCCAGACCATCCAACGGGGGCGGATGTCTGAGCCTGTGCGGCCTCTTTCGGCATCTGCACACCTCATTTCTTTAATTACTCTGATTTGCTCCATGAAAAGCCCAGAACGCTCACCGGCCAAGCCAGCACGCTTGCCAGCGACAGAGAGGTCCTGGCAGGGGCTGCCGCCAATGATGACGTTGGTGGGCTCAACGGCGTGGCCGTTTATTTTGGTGATGTCACCCAGGTGTTTCACGGGTGTTTTCCTCCTCAGTGTTCAACCCCGATGTGGTCCAGCACCTCGGCCATGCCAAGGCCGCCGCACCCCACGGGTTTCATACAATATTCGTATTGTTTTGGGTGTGTCTCTTTCATTTGCTGGAAACGATTGGGGTAGCTCTCCAGATGGGCACCAAAGGCGCAGAACATGCAACCGGTGCGGCTCACCCCGGGGGTGTAAAATTCAAAGTCTTTTTCAAGGTTGTAGTCAGCCCGGCGGTTTTCAACGCTCAGCATCTCTCTGGCTTTATCTGCGGGGCACTCCTCTCCCTTGTAGCGGCAACGGATCTCCCCATATACAGGAGCATAGGGGACCTCATAGAGAAAGAGGTACATGAGCACATCGTTTTCTGTCCAAAAGGACAGGGGCCATGACTGCGGGTACTTGGTGTCAAAGGCGTTGCATCCGTGCATCAACCAGGATTTCTCCCGGCTGTTGCTCTCACAGCACATCACGCCGATGATGGGCATACGCCGGGTTTGCTTTTGGTATCTCCGCATAGGCTCTTTTTTCATAACATCGCAACATTGCTCCGAAATCTTAAACGGCGCGTCTTTGAGGTGATGCCACTTATCGGCCAACTTCATGGATGGGCAATACTCTCCCTTGCGGTTGTAGCCGGTCAAGCGCAGGTTGACAGTGGCATCGTTCTGACCGTGTGCGTTTTGCAGATCACGGATATAACGGGCCTGGTTTTTGCCAATGACGGGGTATCCGTATTTGAGCAACACCTGCTTGAAATTCATCTTGGGTCGGAGCACCACATCCGCATTTTCGATGGCAAACTTGCGGACCTCCGGGTATTCCAGGCCTGTGTCCACAAACACTGTGGGACAGTCATGGGCGGCAAGGCATCGGTTGAGCACGATGTGACGGAGCACGGTGCTGTCCTTGCCACCACTGAAAGCCAGATAAACACCGAAAGGGCTATCATCGCACTGGCTCCGCTCAAAGCTGTTATAGTGCCCGTACCAACTGTCTATACGGTCAGCGGTCATCTCGATTTTGTGGTGTAGGGGCATAGACTGCATTTGCAGTAGCTCCCACTTTTCTCTTTTGAATTGCATATAGCCCTCCCCCAGCCCCACCACCGCTGACTGACGGGGGGGGGGCTCATTGATTAGTTAGTCTTTCTTGAAGTAGTGGCCCACCCAGCCCTCAGCGTTGAGAGGGAGGCCGTCCGCCCACGGGGCGGGTTGTCGCATGATGTCACAGACGGTCTTGAGCATGGTGTCATCATCGGCCCAAGGGGCCATATCAATGACCACCTCGTCGTGTACATGGAAGATCACCGGAAATCCGGCAGCTTCCAGATTGTCAATGGCGTAGGCCAGACAGTCGCGGGCGATGGCTTGCACGCAGTTCTCCACCAGCTTGCCACCGTAGGTTTCGATGCGTTTCCAGCGTTTGGTCTGCTGGTCCATGCCCATGTAGGAGATGGAGGGGTTGCCCCAGCGGTTTTCACCTATGCCGGGGCTCACGTAGTAGAGCTTGCGGCCAGAGGGGAGCGTGATGGTCATGCAGTCGGTGCCTTGGTTGTAGTCGAACTCACGGGCGATGATGAGGCCGTTGACACCCACGGTGCCACCTTGCGTGATAACCTGCACGGCGGCGTTGTCCAGGGCGTACCACAAGTCGCGGATGCGCTTGTTTGTCTCTCTCCAGCGGGTCACGATGTCCTTGACTTCATCGTCGGATAGGTCGTCCAACTTGTGGCCGGTGTCCATCTGCCGCATGGCTCCCACGCCGCCCTGGTAGCCCAAGGCCAGCTCTGCAACCTTGCCGCGCTGGCGCAGCTCATACTCCGGGTTGCCCTTTTTGATGAGCTCAAGGGGTACACCAAACATCTGAGAGGCGGAGGCCTCATAGATTTTGCCGTGGGTGCGGAACACCTCAAGCCGCCACTGCTCACCAGCCAACCACGAAATGACACGGGCCTCAATGGCGGAGAAATCGGCGTCGATGAGGACATGGCCCTCCGGGGCAATAAAGGCCGTGCGGATGAGCTGGCTGAGTGTGTCGGGCACGGAGCCGTAAACCAAGCGTAGCTCGTTGAGGCGTCGGTTTTGTACCAGCTCACGGGCAAAGTCAAGAGGCTCCGTGTAGGTGCGGGGTAGGTTTTGGACCTGCACTAACCGCCCAGCCCATCTTCCGGTGCGGTTGGCTCCGTAGAACTGGAGCAGTCCGCGGACGCGGCCATCGGGGCACACGGCGGCCTCTATGGCGTTGTACTTCTTGGTGGAGGTCTTACCCAACTCCTGCCGGATCTCCAGCATGCGCCGCACCTGGGGGCTGTTGTCGTCCTTGTTGAGCAACTGTGCCACGGTGTCTTTGCGCAGATCAGAGAGCTCCTCGTCCATCTCTTTTTTGAGCCAGTCCATGAGCTGGGCCACGCTGTTGGGGTTGTCCAGCTTGGAGATGTCTGTGGCCTCCGCCACCAAGTCCTGCCGGACGGTGTCACCAAGATAAAGAGCACCTGCCACCATGCCCATGTCCACAGCCACGCCGCGGGCGTTGATGATGAGGTCAACCTCCCACTGCTTTTGCACCCAATCGGGCACAGGGAAAGCGGAGAGCCGCCGCTCAATGTCCATCTCTGCGACGACATCCTGGCAACAATATTCTTTGAACAGTTGCCACTTGGCGGGGTCGTGGTGTGGGTAGTTGCGGGTGCGTCCGCCGTTGGTTTTGGAGGGGGCGCAGGGCACGCAGAAATAGCGGATGAGCGCCTTGCCAGTGTTCAGCTTGCGCTTGTCCTGCGGCAACCCCAGTGCCTTTCCCACGTTGTCCAGGCCAGCAGGATAGCCACAGTAGAGGCCGTGGAGCATGGTGCAGCGCCACTGTTCCGGGCGCAGGGGGTAGCCGACGAACTTAGACAGACAGCTCCACTCAAAGGGGGCGTTGTACGCGTGCTTTATGTAGTCGGGGCTGGTGAGTGCCGACCCAAGCCACAGGGGGAGCTTTTCCCCCTGGGCCAGGTCGATGATCTGAACAGGTGCGCCATCCAGACTGTACGCAAAAAGCAGGATTTCAAAGTCGGGGCTGGATATGTACTTTTGTGCTCCAGCTTTTGCGATGGGTACGCTGGAGTAGGTTTCCAGGTCGATACTGAGATGGTGCATACTGTCCGTCCTTTCTTACTGCTGGAAAGAGGGGTCTTTGAGGTAGAGCTCCATGATGTTTTCAGTGTTCACGCCTCTGGCATCCAGCTCCTCCAGCATGGCCGTAAAGAGCGGGGTGCCCACAACATACTTGACCAGCTCCTCGCCAGAGAGGCCGGTGACGTTGCGGAGGGACTGCTTGCGGCTGTCCTCCACCTTGCCGGTGGTCCAAACGTTGGTCTCAAAAGAGGCTTTTTCGATGTCGGATACCAACATGGCCACCACTCGCGCGGGTTTCTGTACCAGCATCTTGACTGTGTTGAGCAGATGAGATGTCTCCATCTCTTTGATATCAAAGGCCACACCAAAGCCAGTGACCCAGACTGTGCCATCAAAGCGGGTTTTCATATCCTTGGTCCTCCTTTACTCACCGGGGCTGGCCGGTGATGGGGTCAATGCCGTTGCTGCCACCCCACGCTCCGGCGCTGCTGGGGGCGGCCCCGGGGGTGGTAGGCATGCCATACGCGGGCATCGCAGGATTGCCGGTGGGCATTGCGGGGTTGGTCACAGGGGCGGCACCGATACCCGCAAAGTCAGTGGCGGCGGACGCCTGGCTGGAGAGAGGCTCGCCGTCGCGGGTCTTGAGCACATTGCCCAGACCGCAGCCAACACCCTTGTTGCCGGAGTTGGAGTAGCCAAAGAAACGGATGGTGACGCGGGCATACATGCCGCTGTAAATGTCGGTGGGGGCCAGCTCGCAGTTGATGTTGTCGATACCGACCACCTGGGGCTTGTTCTTGGTGGAAGCGGTGATTACCCAGTGGCCCTTACACTCGTCGCCAAAGGGCATGCCGGACTTGCGGACACCATCACCGTCCCACACGGGAATGGCGACCTGGGGCGGGCGTACACCGTTCCACACCTTGCTCACGGCCTCGGCGGCAGCGGCATTGATAGCCGCGTCGATGTCAGCCTTAGTGGCGAAATCAGACTTGGGGATGAGCAGGGTGACAGAATACTTGGGCTCCTGGCCCTGCTGGTTGGCGTGGGGGGTGGTGAGGTGTGCATAAGACAGGCGGCACTCGCCAGTCAGCACTTTCATGGGGTCGTTCTGATACATAGTTCTGATCTCCTTTTCGTTTGTTTTATAGCCGTGTGGCTCACAGCTCGTTGTTTATTGAAGTAAGTAGTTTTCGCAACGCGGCATCAAGCGTTTGGCGGTCAAGGTGCTTGTTCAAGGCCAGCTTGGTGGAGATGCCGCTCAGACCGTCAAATGTGTCTTGCAGACAGGTGCGGTACTGCTCGTTGGAGAGTGTGTAACTTCTCAGCTCGCTCTCCAGGAGCTCAACAGCATCCTTGCGCTCCCGCATGATTTCAAGAAAGAGCTCAACCGTGTCGCGGCCCAGACGCTCCCGCAGGATACGCTCCAGGGCCTCTGCCTTTTTGTCTGTGCCGTTGTCGTCGTACTCGTTGAAAAACAGCACATCGTGGGAGCCGTCCGGGAAATAGATTGTGCGGGCCATTACTCCACGACCTCGGCAAAATCGGCGGCGGCAGGGTTATACGCATCCCGCTTGTCTGATGCGGGGACAAGGGCGGGCTTACCCAGAGGCTTGACCACAAAGCTGCCGATTTTCTCAGCAAACTCCGTCTTGCCCATCAACTTCTCCAGATCAGAGAGGGTCTTGGGCTTTCGGTCATAGAGCAGGGCCTCGTCATAACCGGCGGCGATAATGGCTTGGAAAGCTGCCTCCGGGTCGCTAAAGGTGCGATTGCTGCGACCAGCCACCAGTTTCCAGCCCTCGATGGGTTTCCCGTTCAGCAAGGCCTCGGTTGCGTACTCCTCCAGATCCTTGTACCACTTGACCAGATGCTGGCCGCGGATGAGCAACGCACCGATTTCCTCATCGGAGAGCAGCGGGTGCACCTCGTTGCCGTTGGGACCGATGTAGGAGTGTACCTGCGGGACCAGGTCGCCGGGCTGGACGGAGCTGGCGGGGACACATCCCGCGAAATCCTCCAGCGCCGTGTTGGCATTGGCGCGGGCACGGCAAACAGCTTTTCCGCGGCAGAAACGGCAATGATCACCGGGGACGAACTCACCCAGGCCAGAAAACGCCTTTTGGGCGATGGGCTTGATTTCCTCGCCCCAGGCCAGCAGTTCCCCCACGGTGATGGTTTCGGAGGAGTAGTTGTTGAGCCGGGGCTGGTCGATATTCATACGCACCCGCTTGATGCTGTCGCCAAACACGGCAGAGTATCGCTTGAGGGCACCCAGGGCGTAGAGCCGCATCTGGGAGTTGTTCTCCGCAGACACCGGCACGCCCTTGCCGTGCTTGTAGTCGGTGATGCTAAGCAGGTCGCCGCCAATCATGGCGCTGTCGCAGGTGCCAAAGCCCTCAGGCACCCAGTCGCTGAAATCGACCTCGACCTCAACGGCCACAGAGGGCGGGTTGTCGTAGGTCATGGCCAGCTCGACCAAGTGCTCCAGGTATGTGTCGGATGTCTTGTCCATCTCCGGGTCGTAGACGGGGTCTTTCTTGAGCTTGTTGAGGCGTGTGGTATAGGTGCGGTTGGACATGGGGGTAAACTTCTTGAGCGCTTTGAGCTCGCAGATGGCGTGGGCCAGGCGGCCCTCCTCGGCGTAACTGCTGGTGCGTTCCGGCAGCCCCTCCTCAAAGCGGGGGGCTGCCGTACAGTTGCGCCAGCGCTCAGACGCTGACGCAGAACATACCGCGTGTCTTTCGGGAGGCATAGGTTACCTCCTTAAATCTGCGCGCCCAGGGCACGCAACTCCGTGGCAAATGCACCGAACTGCTCCGGCTGGAGCTGGGTGACAGCGGCCACACCATACTTGCCCAGCAGGGCCAGCAACTGCTCCATCTTGCCAGCATCGACGAGTGACGCACCGGCGCGGGCAATCTGGTCCAGGTTATAGGTGGGGGCGGTGGTGGGCACAGTCACAGGAGCAGCAGCGGAAGCCTCAGAATGGGAGGTCGTCGGGGTCGATGTCGCCGCAACAAATCCACCCATCTGGGGCGTAGTAGGGGGGACAGGAGCGCTCACGGGGACTGGGGCGGGGGTAGCAGGGGCGGCAGGGGCAGGAGCCGCCACAGAGGCACTGACGGCCACGGCAGCGGTGTTGCTACCGGTAATCGCCTCGGCCAACTTATGGATGGCGGCGGTCAGATCGGGGACCTCAATTTTTACATTCATTTCCAGCATGGTTGTTTTCCTCCTTAGTATTTTTACAGTCGCAGATTTCGCAGGGGTCAAGGTTAGCCCCGCAGTCGGGGCAGGTGTGATAGTAAGCCACGGCGTTATCCCCCCAGTGCAATGTGCGTGCCCAGCACGTAGCCGGAGACGAACAGCAAGACACCGCTCAGAACGAGGGCGAGGGCGACAAAAGCCACCTCCATCTGGGCTGTGCGGCGTTGGCGGATACGTTTGGAATATCGCTCCGCAGATTTAACGGGGTTGCAAGTTGCAGTTACCATGTCACTTTTCCTCCAGTACAAACATTTTTGCGTGGCTGACATCTACGGCATCCGCCTCAAGGGCTTCTTTGAGTAAGGAGGCAAAGGCCGCGCGCTTGGCGTCGGTAGTTACGTCAACAACATCTTTCGGATCGCAGTCTTTGAGGATGTAAGTAATTTGGGCGGTGATCTCAAGAGTGATTTCCGGCATGGCGACCTCCTTGTCACTCGTCCTCGTCATCGTCGGAGGGCTCAATGTCAATGAGGTTTTCAGCCTGGACGATGATCTCAGACACGATTTGGCGGATGGGCAGGTTGGTCTTGGCACGCAGACGGCGCACCACTTTCTCAGCCTCCGGGGTCAAGCGGACAGTGCCAATGCACTCATCAGATACGCGGGGGCTTTTCAGTACGATGGGGTTGTTGGTGCTCAT